AAGGCATGAAAGGTCTGTTTAACCCAACAGACACTATCAGCAAGCAATTCAAGAACGGCATGATGGGCACTGGCGTGTTGGGCTTTGACGAGATTAACATGTCTCAGTCTATCAAGCAACACATGACTGGTTCACGCGTTGCCACCGGCAACTCTGTGACCACCACTGTGACTTCTCAAGGTGCTTCTAGCATTGCTTTGACTATCGGCTCTGGCCTGACAGTTAAAGCCGGTGACGTGTTCACTGTTGCTGATTGCTTCGCTGTGAACCCACAGACCCGCGAGTCTACTGGTTCGTTGTTCCAGTTCGTTGCTTTGGCTGACGCCACTGCCAGCGGCACTGCAATTGTCGTGTCTGTTGCTCCTATCTACACCGCCGCCAATGCTTTGGCTACCGTTGACAGCTTCCCTGTCTCTGGTAAAGCTGTTGTGTTCGTAGGCGCTGCTTCTAGCCAGTACGCACAAAACTTGGTCTATCACAAGGACGCCATCACCTTTGCAACTGCTGACTTGCTGTTGCCACAAGGTGTTGACATGGCTGCTCGCGCAGTCCACAACGGTATCTCTTTGCGTGTTGTGCGTCAGTACGACATCAACAATGACCGTATGCCTTGCCGTATTGACGTTTTGTACGGCTTCAACACGATCCGCCCACAAATGGGCTGCCGTATCTGGGGCTAATTGATTGGGGCTTCGGCCCCTATCTCTGTTATTAACATTGAAAGGAAATTATCATGGCATTACCTAATGGCGCAGGCGGTTACCAAGTTGGTGACGGCAATCTTGGCGAAATCAGTTTCTCCAACACCAGCACTCCCGTTGCTTTGACTGGCGCGGCTGTCACTATCACCGCAGCCGATTTGGCTTCTGGTGTGTGTACCATGGACTCAGGCGGCACAGACGCTGGAGCCTATGTGTTCCCCACAGGCGCATTGCTTGACGCTGCGTTCCCTAGCCTTAAAGTTGGCTCAACATTTGACTGCTCTTTTATCAACATTGGTGACAATGCAGCTAATGATGTGGTTTTCACTGCTGGCACGGGCAACACCCTTGTTGGTAACGACACGATCCAAGATTCGCTGACTAAAACCAGCAACACATCTGGCACGTTCCGTTTCCGCAAAACTGGTGACGCAGCGTACTCAATCTATCGCGTTGCCTAAACTTAAATGGGGGCTTCGGCCCTCATTTTTTAAAAGGAAAAATCATGCCAAATACTATTGCTGTAGGCGTTGCGTTTGAAGACGCACAACTTGACGGCGCAATTATGGGTAAATCTGGCGGCACAGCAGGTTTTTACGGCGCTACGCCGACAACTAAACCTGCGGCCAACACTGCTGCCTTAACTACAATCACGTCTACTGCACCCGGCACGCCGGACTTTGCAATTCAAGACTTGACTCAAACAACCCCATTTGGTTTTGTTACCAAAGACGAGGGTAATTCAGTTCTGGCGGTGATTGCAAATTTGCAAGCCCGTGTAGGACAGTTGGAAACTAAACTTCAAACTCTTGGTTTGTTGGCTTAAACTAAATGGGGGCTAATCACCCCCATTCTTAAATTATGATCATTTATCTTGAACATCCCGAACATGGCGCCAAAGTGGCGACTATGGATTTAGAAGCTGAGATGGATGAACGAAATGGCTGGACTCGCTATAATCCAGACACGCCTTCTGAAACTGAAGCGGCTCCTGTAAACGTGCTGGAAGTTAAACGCCGTAGAAAAACCACTGCTGAGGTTTAAAAATGACAACGTACACCGCTGGCCAACAAATCGAACGGGCGCTTAGACTTCTCGGTGTGCTTGCTGAAGGTGAGACGCCCTCTGCGGCTACGTCACAAGATGCGCTAATGGCGCTAAACCAAATGATCGACAGTTGGCAGACCGAACGTCTGTCAGTGTTCTCTACGCAAGATCAAATCTTTACATGGCCCGCAGGTTTAATTAGCCGCACCCTTGGCCCATCTGGTGACTTTGTTGGCCTTCGCCCTATTTTGCTTGACGACTCTACATACTTTAGAGCGCCCACCAATGTCTCGTATGGCATTAAGTTTATCAATCAACAGCAGTACAACGGTATTGCTGTTAAGACCGTAACGTCCACTTATCCACAAGTAATGTGGGTCAACATGACGTTTCCTAATATTGAGATGTACGTTTACCCACGGCCTACGCAGGATTTGGAGTTTCACTTTGTATCGGTTGAAGAACTGAACAACCCTGCCACGCTGTCCACAATTTTGTACTACCCACCAGGCTATCTGCGTGCGTTTACTTACAACTTGGCCATGGAGTTTGCCCCTGAGTTTGGCGTTGAGCCAAGCCCACAAGTGCAGCGCATTGCGATGACTTCTAAGCGTGACCTCAAACGCATCAACAACCCTGATGATGTGATGGCGCTGCCTTACGCATTGGTGGCCAACCGCCAGCGTTTCAACATCTATGCCGGTAACTACTAATGAAGACGCCGATTCTTGGCTCTACTTATGTAGCGCGGTCTGTCAATGCGGCAGACGCTCGGATGGTCAATCTCTTTCCAGAGATCGTCCCAGAGGCCGGTAAAGAGCCTGCGTTCCTAAACCGCGCCCCTGGCCTTAAGTTGCTCAATACCATTGGCAACGGCCCTGTCCGTGGCCTGTGGGCGTTTTCATCTAGCGACAGCACGGCCTTTGTTGTTTCTGGCACACAACTGTACAAGATCACCACATCGTATGTCGCCACGCTAATTGGCACGGTGGCTGGTACTGGCCCTGTCAGTCTGGCTGACAATGGCACGCAGCTGTTCATTGCGGCCAACGGCCCCAGCTACATCTACAACAACACGACAAACGCCTTTGGCCCAATCACCGATCCAGACTTCCCAGGCGCTGTGACTGTCTGTTATCTGGACGGCTACTTTGTGTTCAACCAACCTAACAGCCAGTTTCTGTGGGTAACTCAGGTGCTAGACGGCACGTCCATTGACCCGCTAGAATTTAAAAGTGTTGAAGGCTCTCCTGACGGTCTGGTTGCCGTGGTGGCCAACTTCCGTGAAGTCTGGGCGTTTGGCACAAACTCGATTGAGGTCTGGTACGACAGCGGCGCGTTAGATTTTCCTCTTGAGCGCATTCAAGGCGCGTTTAACGAGTTGGGTTGTGCTGCCCCCTACTCTATTGCAAAGATGGATAACGGCCTGTTTTGGCTTGGCCGTGACCGCCGTGGCCAAGGTATTGTCTACCGCGCCAACGGTTACACCGGCGTTCGCATTTCCACGCACGCTGTTGAGTGGCAGATTCAGCAATACGCCGATCTGTCGGACGCCATTGGCTACACCTATCAGCAAGACGGCCACAGCTTCTATGTACTGGTTTTCCCTAGTGCTAACACCACTTGGGTATATGACGCCGCTACGCAAGCCTGGCATGAGCGTGCAGGGTTTGCCAATGGCGAATTTACACGCCACCGTGGCAACTGCCAGATGGCGTTTAACAACAAGGTTGTCATTGGCGACTTTGAAAACGGCAACATCTATGCGTTTGATTTGGATGACTTTAGCGACAACGGTAGCATCCAGAAATGGCTGCGCTCATGGCGTGCGCTGCCGACTGGCCAAAACAATCTGCGCCGCACAACTCAGCACATGTTGCAATTGGACTGCGAGTCTGGCGTAGGTTTAAACGGATATGTTATTCCTGAAGTAATTTATCTTCAAACAGAAAATGATGATTATTTAATTACCGAAAACGGTGACTATTTGATTAGTGATGACGAAACAGTCATTACGCAAGGTAGTGACCCGCAAGTCATGCTCCGCTGGTCAGACGATGGCGGCCACACATGGTCAAACGAGCATTGGGCATCTATGGGCAAAATTGGTCAGTATTACAAACGTGTAATCTGGCGGCGTTTGGGCATGACCGTTAAACTGCGGGATCGTGTTTATGAGGCGTCTGGCACTGACCCTGTAAAGATTGCCATCATGGGTGCGGAACTAATCCTGAGTCCAACGAATGCCTAGCCCTAACGCTACGCCAACGCCGATCACGCCGCCACGAGTGCCGCTGATTGACCCCCGCACGGGTCTGATTGACCGCGCTTGGTATTTGTTTTTTCTGTCGTTAAATGATATTGCGACTGGCGTTGTTGACGATGTTAATCTTAACGCTGACGCCATATCCTTGCTTGCGTCTTACGATGCAGCGCTCATGTCTGTCAACCAAGAGTTGCAGACCCTACCGCCAGTGGTCACCTTACCAGTTCCTGACGTATTGACTGACTGCTGCTCGGCTTTAGATTCCCAAGTGGCCGAGATGCAAAAGCAGATCGAGGCGTTGCAAGTGCAACCGATTGTTGACACCGCAGCTATTACTGCCGCCATTAACGCCGCATCATCAGCGCCAGTCACCAAAACCGCTGACTTTACGGTAGCTGACAATGAGACTTGGATTATTAACAACAAGTCAGGCTCGACTTGTACGGTAACTCTGCCCACAGCAAGCGCATGGACGGGCCGAGAACTTACCTTTAAGAATTTGCAGGCTCAGACCTTGGTGTCTGCATCTAGCAATGTTGTGTTGATTGACGGCACAGTCGCTGGCACAGCAATCCTCTTGGCAGTTGTAGGAAATTGGGCGACAATGGTGTCTGACGGCACTAATTGGGTCATCATGCAACAAGCCGCTAACAATTGCCTCTTATTGGAGTAAACCATGACAGTCACCGTCAAAGTCCTCGTACCGGCTAAATTTGCCGAAAACGCCCAAACAACCCAGTACACAGCGACTGGCGTTACGGCCATCATCGACAAGTTCACCGCAACTAACATCAGCGCGTCTGCCGCCACAATTAGTGTGAACTTGGTCACAGCGGCTGGCTCTGCTGGCAACACCAACTTGATTACCAAGACCAAAACCTTGCAGGCATCTGAGGTCTATACGTTCCCTGAACTGGTTGGCCAAGTGCTTGGCGTGGGCGACTTTATCAGTACAATTGCAGGCACAGCCAGCGCAATCAACATTCGCGTTTCTGGGCGTGAGGTGACCTAATGCGTGTAACCTACGGCAAGGGTTTTGCACCAGCTTTGTCCATGACGGGCAAGGTTTTGGCGTTGCAGAATGAACTCCTAAAAATGCCGCAGGCCAACATTGTTACTGAGCATATTTTTAAGCCAGGCATTTACGAGCGCAAGATTACGATTCCAGCTTGGACTGTTTTGACTGGCGCAGAACATAAGACGCCCTACCATGTCCGAGTTGAAAAAGGCACGATTGCGGTCAATACAGATGACGGCATTAAAGTTTTTACTGGCCCATGCGACTTTCCGGCAAAAGCTGGAATGCAACGCGCAGGCCGTGTGTTTGAAGACGAAGTGGTTTGGGTGGACGTGTACGACAACCCAGACGACTGTACTGATCTTGCGGTGCTAGAAGACCGTTTGTATGTCGTCCCTGCGTGTGGCCTTGCTGACAGCCGGACTGACGTACAAAGGGCGCAAATTGATTATGGAGCGTTTCTTTATCAGATTGGTATGACTCAAAATGAAATGGACATGATTGTCCATAACGAGTCTGATTTGATGGAGATGCCTAAAGACGTGGCTGTGGAATTGCGCGATTCGCCGATCCACGGCAAAGGGTTGTTTGCAACCCGTGATTTTCAGGCTGGGGAAGTTGTTTGCCCAGGCCGAGTGGATGGTAAAAGAACCCCAGGCGGGCGCTTTATCAACCACTCATTTAATTGCAATATCAGACCCGAAAAAGTAGGGGATGACATTTATGCAATTGCTGCGCGTAAAATATGCGCTGGCGATGAATTACTGGTAGATTACAGAGCATCAATGCGAGTCAATTTTGGACTCACGTTACAAGGAGAATTGCCATGTCTGGATGGGTAGCAGGGGCCATAGCGGTCAGTAGTGTAGTCGGCGCAAAAACGGCTAAAAGTGCTGCAAAAACGCAAGCAGCGGCGGCATCTGAAGCCGCAGATGTACAAAAGCAAGTTGCTGATCAACAAGTCGCGTTGCAACGCGAAATGTTTGAGCGAACCCGTGAAGACCAAGCGCCTTATCGCACGGCTGGTTATAACGCATTAGCTGAAATGCAACGCACGGCTGGCAACGTGCCTGCGGCTTTTAAGTTTGGTGATTACGAATTTAAAGCTGACCCAGGTTTCGGTTTTCGTTTGTCAGAAGGCCAAAAAGCGCTTGATCGCCAAGCGGCGGCTCGTGGTGGTTTGATCTCTGGCGGCGCATTAAAAGCGGCTACTCGATTTGGCCAAGAGATGGGGTCACAAGAATTTGGCAACGCTTTCAATCGAGCGTTAACGTCATACAACACTGATGTGGCGCGTGAAAACCAGTTGTACAACCGTCAAGCAGCGTTGTCTGGTATCGGTCAAACTGCCACTAATTTAGTTGGCCAAGCTGGTCAGAACTACGCAACTGGTGCTGGTAGCGCATTAGGTACATACGGCACAAATGTGGGCAATTTAATGACCGGCGCTGGCGCAGCTCAAGCGGCTGGCCAAGTTGGCATGGCCAACGCTTTAACTGGTGGTTTAGGTACTTACCTAAATTACAGCCAAGGTAATGCGTTGCTTAACGCTTTGCAAAGAAATCAAGCTATGCAAATGGTAAATACTGGTGGTTATTCTAACGTGCCATCGTATATGGTTGTTCAACCACCTGGAGGTTAACTATGGCGCTCAATCCAAACATTTCTCTTGGCGTTAAAGGACTTGAAATTGCAAACCCTTTGGCGCAGTATGGCCAAGTTGCGGCTCTTCAAAGCGCACAAAATCAAAATCAATTAGCGCAGTATCAACTTGGCGCTGCTCAACGCGCCGAAGCAACGCAAAATGTGTTAGCTGATGCTTATAGTCAATCTATTGACCCTGACACCGGCAAAATTAACTACAACAAATTGACTGGCCTTTTGGCAAAAGGCGGTGGCGGGGCACAAATTCCAGGCATTGAAAAAACACGCCGCGAAACTGAAGCCGCCGCGCTTGCCGCCAAAAAAACCGAAGGTGAAATTGCAAAAAACGAATATGAATTGCAACAGAAAAGGTTTAACAAGGCTTGGCAAAGCGCTGGCGCTGCCGCAACACCTCAAATTGCAATTGATCAATTGACAAAAGCCGTTCGCAATGGCGAAATTGACATGGCAACGGCTACACGCGAAATTCAAAACTTGCAAAACATGCCGCCTGAGCAATACAGGGATTGGCGCGCAAATAAGATTCTTAGTCTTATGGACGCCAAGGATCAATACGCAGCGACTGTACCAAAAATCATGTCGCAGTTTGAAGCAGCACGTTTGCCAATTTATCAACAACAAGCAAATATTGCGGAGGGTCAACTTAACGTATCGCAAGGTCAGCTTAAAGTGGCGCGCGATAAATTGGCTCAAGAAGCGCAGGGTGTCACTTATCAACAAGACGCGCAAGGTAATTTTATCGCATTGCCGTCAAAACTTGCTTCTGGCGCCGTGCCTGTTGCAAGGCCAGTTACCGGCGAGGGCGGCGCTCCCGTTAAAGGTAAGCCGTCAGCGTTTGCAGAAAAGACTGCGGCGCAAAAAGTGCAAATGGGTAAAGACCTTAACTTTGCGATTACACAACTGAGTGACATCACAAAAGATGGTGGTTTGATTGACCAATCTACTGGTAGCGGTATAGGTCGAGGCGTTGACATCGGCGCAGGACTTTTTGGCCAAGCAACAAAAGGTGCAATTGCCATTGGAAAGATTGCACCAGTTGCAGATTTAGTGCTAAAAATGGTTCCTCGATTTGAAGGCCCGCAATCAAATAAAGACACTCAATCTTACAAAGAAGCCGCTGGTCAACTAGCAGATCCTACGTTGCCAACAGCAATCAGAAAAGAAGCAGGTAAAACTGTTCTTCGTTTGATGAAAGAACGTCAAGGTCAATTTGTAACATCTGACATGGCTGCTGAAGGCGTGGGCGGTGGTGGCGGCGGCGTTGTTGAATTTGGGAGTCTAAAATAATGGACGTTCGGCTACCCGATGGCACAATCATTAAGGGTGTGCCTGATAACATGTCTAAGGCCGACCTTACGGCTAAATTAAAAGCTAACGGATATGACGTTTCTAAATTAGAAGCGCCTACTGTTGCGCCAAGCGAAATTCCAGCGCCGCGCAAAGAACGCGGCTTTTTTGGCACTATTGGCGCGCCAATTCAGGCCGCGTCTGAAGGTATTATCAGCGGCGGCGGCAATGTCATGTTTGGCGCCCAAAGATTACTCGGCATGGGTTTGGAAAAAGTTGGCGGCGCTGATGCTAGTTCTCTAGGTCGAGCAGGTCAATTTTTGCAAGAAGACGCTGCGCGCCGTCTAGCAGAATCACAAGGGCGTGTAGCGCCTTTCAAACAAGAGTTTCCAGTTTCTACTGGCGCGGGTGAGTTGGGCGCTGAGGTTGTTGGCACGCTTCCTGTTGGCGCCGTAATTGCTGCGCCTTTAAGAGCAATTCCAGCAGCCGCACCGTTAGCTCAAGCCATTCGCACTGGCGGGTTTTCCAAAGGCAACATAGCCACACGCGCAGCAGGTGGTGCAACTTTAGGCGGCGCGTCTGCCGCAG